ATTCATTAGAACCTGGTTTAAAATGGAAATTATCTGACAAGGTAATATTCAAAACTGGATATCGTTATCGTGATTCATTTAATAATAAAAATGACATGACACATACCGCTCGCATCGGTGCGGAATATGCTTTAACTGATACACAAAGCATTACAGCGGGCTATGACCGAGCATTTGGTGATAGTGAATTCAATGGACTTTCAGCAGGTTACGCTATTAAGTTTTAATTTTTAGAAAGTTATATTATGTTTAACTATGTGAAGTTACCTGAGCTGGACTTTGAGCTTAAATCAGAAACAACAAATAAGGGCAGAACCTATGTTACGCCTAATGGAGATGTTTATCCATCCGTAACAACGGTTCTGTCACCTTATTCAAAAGAGGCTATTCTTTCATGGCGTAAAAGAGTTGGTGAAGAAGTAGCTAATAAAATATCCACACAAGCATCAAGTCGTGGTACCAAACTACATTCGGTATGTGAAAGTTATTTGCTCAATGAAATAGAAAAAGAGCAAATGCAAATGATTATGCCGGATACAAAAGAATTATTCTTTAAGATTAAATCCCATTTAGATGCAAATATAGGAACAATTTATTCAATTGAGCGTCCTTTATTTTCAGATAAATTAAAGATTGCAGGCAAAGCTGATTGTATTGCCGAATGGAATGGCGAATTATCAGTCATTGATTTTAAAACATCTTCAAAAGAAAAGAATGAGGATTGGATTCAAAACTATTTTATGCAAACAACAGCCTATGCTGAAATGTTTGAAGAAATGACCGGTAAAGTTGTTAATCAAATTGTTTTGGTGTTTGCTTTAGTTGAAGGTGGTTCCCAAATTGTGATTAAACAAAAACACGATTACATAAAACCATTGAATGAATATATTGATTATTATTGGTCAGGCATTAATGAAGAATATGCTTGACATTATTGATTGATTCTGTTAGAATTACATTATGGAATCTTTAATTAAATTAAGTTTTTTAGGATTAGCCTTTTTAGGACTTATATTATTTTTTTTAGGTGAAGTTATTGGTATGATTATTAAATATGTTGGTTTAATTTTAGCTATCGTTTTTGCAATTGTATTTTTGGTCATGGTGTGTTTCTAATATGGCTAAACAATCAAATGGTGGCAAAGGTTCTAAACCTAGGCCGTTTAGTATAAGTCAGGAAGAGTTTGATAGTAATTGGGATAATATCTTTAAAAAAGATAGATCCAAAGATAAAAATATACTAAATAAAGATAATAACCAAACACACACATCGGTTATTAACACAAACACAAACACACAGGAGAAGTAAATGTCAAATATGACACCGTTTGAAATTCGCCTTGAATTATTAAAAATGGCAAAAGAAATGCTTGAAGAGGATTACCGAAGCAAGCGAGAACAAATCAGTAATGATTGGTCAGTCAAAGTTGAAGTAGCAAAACTCAATGGCGGATCAATACCAGACCATCCAGGTTTCCCAACATATCCATCAGAAAAAGATATTATAACCAAAGCACAAGAACTTAATGGCTTTGTTTCTAATATAGATTCTAAACCGACAGTAACAACGAAAAAAGCTAGCTCAACCGTATAGCCAAAGGCGTTTTATAGCCCTTAACTAAAAGGAGATACTATGCAGAGAACTTATACACTCAGCACATCAACAATAGTAATTGCAACATTTATATCAGTATTAATAGTTTTAGGATTTAGTAGTGTAATGGCAACTCAAATAAATCCAATGCCAGTTAAAATTAGTTATAACGATTTATCACCAAAAGCAAAACAACAAGTAGAATGCTTAGCACAGAATATCTACTTTGAATCAGGACACGAATCAAAAAAAGGCCAAATTGCCGTAGGCATGGTCACCATGAACCGTGTTAAAAGCGGAATATTTCCCAATACAATCTGTGGTGTAGTTAAACAAAAAACACAATCAACTTGCCAATTTTCTTGGATATGTGAAGGCAAATTTGATGTTAAATCCTTGACACACTTCAATCATTCGTTGTATAATAGTGTTCGTGAGTTAGCTGTATATGTTTATGCCAATCACGATAAGATAGAAGACCCAAGCCGTGGTGCTTTATTTTATCATGCAGATTATGTCAATCCAAAATGGAGAAATGTGACCTATCTAACACAAATTGGTCGGCATAAATTTTATGATAAAAAGGAATCAAAATAATGACACAAGTAAAAGAAGCCGTTAAAGTAAGTGCAATCTTTTTTGTTTGTTTAACAATTGTTTTATTATCAATCACTGGTGGTGTTGCGTATTATTACGCTCATGACCGATTATTGATGTCAAAGAATGTTTCAGAAGCCATTGAAAAGGGAATTGATCCATTATCAGTAAGATGTTCTTATGCTTCACACTCTGACACCGTTTGTGTTGCATATGCGTATTCAAAACAAGGCAAAACATCAGCTTCCGACCAACCTATATCAATTAAGAAATAATATGCCAACAAAAGAAGAAATGAATAAGTTTTCCCGTGCTATTGATAGTTTAGTAGCAAACACAGATTATAATTACATAGAAGCTATCGTAGAACATTGTAAGAAAACAGGATTAGAAATTGAAGTGGCCGCAACACTCATCAATGCAAATCTTAAATCAAAGATTGAGATGAATGCTATGGACAACAATTTACTTAAAGAAAAAAGCTCACGCTTACCAATATGAGTTTCGTTGCTATCTCATAAGATTTTCAAAATAGCAAATTAACTTAAAGGAGTATAACATGCCTAAAGTCACTTTAGATGTTAATTTATTAGCTAATGTAGCGCTTGCTGTATTAGTAGTTGAGTTAGTTGGCAAAATCACCGGTTGGTGGTAGTATAAAAGAGTTGGGAGAACTCTACAAAACTCCCACTTTATTATGATGAGAAATTATGACTGGTTATGAAACTTTTGCAATATTCCAAGCTCTGAAGCTTCATTTCACCAAAGAGGCTTACGACTTCTTTAAGTATAACGGCAAAACATCCGTAACCATAACTTCATTTGAAAATCGTAAAGATAAGTATCACTTCTATAAATTATCACGCAAGTTTAATACAAAAGAAGAACTAATTGACTTCATTGTATTTAATTTGATTGAAGATGAGAATTTATGGATTGGTAATCTTTTAGGAGGAGAGGCTGATACACGATACCTTAAACACAAAAAGTATCATCAGGCTGTATCCTATATGTTCAAAGAAGATTGTCAAAAAATCTTTGAAGGGTTAGATAACCCAAATGCACTATTGATAACCAATGGTGATTACCCGATTCTTTTGACCAAATCATTACAAAAAGAAATTGAGATTGAGTCCTTATGTATTTTAAATATGTTACTCAACTTCTTTCCGATGTGGTCAAAGAATATATCGGATACTATCCGATGGCCCGAATACCGTAAAACTGTGCTTAAGTATACCGCATTTATGCCTCAAGATAGTGTAAGATATAGGTTAATTCTGAAAGAAGTATTAAATCAGAAGACTAAATAAGATATATTATGGTAGTTTGTGGATAAAACGAAATACAATTATACAATAACATACATTTACATACGAAAGGTAATACAATGAGCAACTTTGAATCACTCAAACGCAATCGTTCTAGTTTAGAAAAATTAACAAAAGCGATTGAAGCAACAACCCAATCAACAACCGAATCCGGTTCACGAGAAGACACCCGTTTATGGCAACCCACAGTAGATAAAGCTGGTAATGGCATGGCTATTATCCGTTTTCTACCGGCACCAGCTGTAGATGGTGAAGACGCATTACCATGGGTAAGAGTTTTCTCTCATGGCTTCCAAGGTCCAGGCGGTTGGTATATTGAGAACTCTCTCACAACACTTAACCAAAAAGATCCAGTTTCAGAGTATAATTCAACTCTATGGAATTCTGGCATTGAAGCAAATAAAGAAATCGCTCGTAAGCAAAAACGAAGATTAAATTATGTAGCGAATGTCTATGTGGTTTCTGACCCAAGCAATCCTGAAAATGAAGGCCAAATTAGAATTTATAAATTTGGTAAGAAAATCTTTGACAAGATTACTGAAGCGATGAATCCAGAATTCGCAGACGAAACTCCAGTTAACCCATTTGATATGTGGGAAGGTGCAAACTTTAAATTGAAGATTCGTAATGTTGAAGGCTATCGTAACTATGATAAATCAGAATTTGCTGATAAATCAGCATTACTTGATGGCGATGATGCAAAACTTGAAACTTTATGGAAACAAGAACATTCATTAAAAGAATTCTTGGATCCAAAACACTTCAAACCTTATGAAGCATTAAAAGCACGATTAGATAAAGTATTAGGTTTTGA